AGCAATCGGTACTGGTGTTCTTTTAGTAGAAGAAGGAGATGCTTTAAATCCAATTAAGTTTAATGCAGTACCATTACCAAGAGTAATGTTAAACAATGGACCAGATAATAAAGTAGATACAGTATTTAGAAAAAGAAAAATATCATATGATAAACTTATGATAGCTTATCCTAAAGCAGAAATGTCTGAAAACATGATGCGTATTATTGAACAAAAGAAATCAGAAAAAGCTACAATAGTAGAAGGTGTATTCAAAATGTATGATGAACCTAATGTAGAAAAATATAAATATTGTGTTGTTTGCATGAATGAAAAAGAATTTATTTATGAAACAGAATTTGTAGGTACTGGATCAAATCCTTATATTGTATTTAGATGGAATAAAGCATCAGGCGAAGTATATGGTCGTGGACCAGTATTCAATGCTATGGCTGCAATTAAAACTACTAACTTAACAGTAGAATTAATATTACAAAATGCACAGATGAATATTAGTGGTATATATACTTATGAAGATGATGGTGTTATTAATCCTGATAATATTTCTTTAGTACCTGGCAGTCTAATTCCTGTAGCTCCTAATAGTAGAGGATTAATTCCACTTAATGCTGCTGGTAAATTTGATGTTGCCCAATTAGTATTAGGCGATATGCGTCAAAATATTAAAAAAGCATTATACATGGAATCACTTGGTAGACCTGAAGGTACACCAATGTCAGCTACTGAAGTATCAGAAAGAATGGCAGATTTATCAAGACAAATTGGTTCTTCTTTTGGAAGATTACAAAATGAATTAATTGAACCATTGTTAAGAAGAATAATTAGAATATTAACTAAACAAGGTAGAATAGAAATACCTAGAATTGATAATAGAGAAGTAACTGTAATATCTCAATCTCCATTATCTCAGGCACAACATCAACAAGATGTAGCTACAGTTAATAATTTTAATGCTATTTTAGCTCAAACATTTGGTCCTCAAATTTTAAATATGATAGTAAAACAAGATGAAGTAGCTAGATATTTAGCAGAAAAACTAGGATTACCAGAAAAACTAATAAGAGATTCTAATGAACAACAAGCATTAGTTTCGGAGTTGCAAAACATGGCACAACAAGGTAATATGGGAGCTGGAGGTCAAAATGAGCTGGGAAACCCTAACCAACAAGGACAAGGACAAACAACAGCCATCTGATGATGGTTCAGATAAATTATTTGCATCTGTGTTTAAAGGACCTGATGGTCAAAAAGTATTACAATATTTAGAGCATGTAACAATGAATGTGTTTGCAAATCCACAATCTTCGTCTAATAGTTTATGGCACTTAGAAGGACAAAGATATTTATTAGGAATAATTAAAAATAAAGCATTGAGAGGTAAGAAGAATGGCTGAAGAAGAAACACAAGTTCAAGAACAAGAAGTAGAACAAACTACTGAAGAAGTTAAAGAAGAAATAATCAAACCTGATTATATTAATGAAAAATTTTGGAATAAAAATAAAAATGAAGTTAATATAGAAGATTTAGCTCTTAGTTATAATTCATTAGAAAAAAAACTTGGATCAAGAACAGATGAATTATCAAAACAAATTAGACAAGATATAGAACAAGAAAGATTAGGTAGTGTACCTAAAGAATATGAAGTTAAAACACCAGATATTCCTGAAGGAATAAATATAGAAGTAAATAAAGAAATGCCTTTATTACAATGGTGGGAAGAAACTGCTAGAAATAATGGACTATCCCAAGAACAATTTGATGCTGGTATTAAAGCATTTGTAGATAATGAAGTTAGTGCTTTACCTAATATTGAAAATGAACAAAAATTATTAGGAGAAAATGCTAAAGCTAGAATAGAAGCTGCTGAATTATGGGCAAAGAAAAATCTTTCAGATGATGCATATAATACAGTAGCAAATATTGCTTCAACATCTAATGGTGTAAAAATGATAGAAGAATTAATGAATCTTAATAAAGATACACCAATGCCTAAAACTGAAACTGCTATAGATGCAGCTCCAAGTTTAGTTGATTTAAGAGCTATGATGCGTGATCCTAGATATTGGGATTCAGGTCAAAGAGATGATTCGTATGTTAAAAAAGTTACTGACTTATATGAAAAATACTACGGAAAAGCAGAAGCGCCTAAGAGTTAGAGTTGTATGGCGTGATGCTGTATCACATGCTGAATGGTTAAATCCTGAAGATGCTAAAAAATATAAACCTTATTTAAATATTACTGAAGGTTTTTTGTTAGAAAAGAACAAAAATGCCACAATAATCTATATGTCTTACAATGATACTGACATTGGAGATACTTGTGTGATACCAAGTGAGAATGTTGTTTCAATTTGTGAGTTGAAAACTACAAAAAAATATGCCAGTAAATCATCTATAGACCTCTAGGTTTAAAGAGATGCCTTGAAAAAGATAACATTTCAGATTTCCAACGAGATAATCTTGGTTTAACGAACACTAACAAGGAGATTTGAAATGAGTTCGACTATTAACAATGCTTTTATCACTCAGTTTGAGGCTGAAGTGCATATGGCATATCAAAGACAAGGTTCTAAGCTAAAAAATCTTGTTCGTGTAGTTAATGGTGTATCAGGAGAATCTGTTAAATTCCAAAAAGTTGGTACAGGAGAAGCGACTACTAAAGCAAGACATGCTGAAGTTGTAGCTATGAATATCTCTCATACCAATGTTACTGCGACTTTATCAGACTACTATGCATCTGACTATGTAGACAAGTTAGATGAGCTTAAAACTAACATTGACGAAAGATCAGTGATTGCAAACAACGCTGCTTACGCTTTAGGTAGAAAAACTGATAGTATTATTACTACAGCAATGTCATCTGCTACTACTTTAGCAAATAATGCTGGAGCAAGTGGAGCGACACCAGCTACCGATATGAATGTAGACAAGTTCAAAGAAATGCAAGAGCTTTTCGGAACAAATAATGTTCCTGATGATAATGCTAGATATTGGGCGATTGGTCCAAGCCAATGGGCAGACCTTTTGGCTGACAACCAATGGACACAAATGGAGTATTTAGGAAATTCTGAGCTTCCTTTTGCTGGTATGAATTATACTGCAAAAAGATTTGTTGGATTCCTAACATTTGTACACTCAGGTCTAGACACATCTGGTTCAACAGATAGACATACTATTGCATGGCATAAGTCATCAATGGGTCTAGGAGTAGGTTCTGAGGTAAGAACTGAAGCTAACTATATACCTGAAAAGGTATCACACCTTTTGACTTCTTATTTATCAATGGGATCAATTTTGATTGACGACAATGGTATAAGAGTGCAAAAATGTGCAGAATAATAAGGAGATATTAATATGGCTTACGCATTAGCAAACCCTGTAAAAAAGGCTTGCCAATTAGGCGATACCAATTCTCTTTGGTATTATACTGATGGCGATGCAATCGGAGATATAGATAATGATGATTACTTTATCTTATCTTATAGAGAACTAAAAGCTGGAGACATTATTATTGTAAATAGTGGTGGTTCAAACGCAGTTGTAGATATACTAATTGTATCTGTAAATGATGGTGGATCAAACTTAAATACAGTAATACTAGCTTAATATAACTAATAGAGAGGGGATTTATTCCCCTCTCTTAACAAGGAGATTAAAAATATGGCAATCGCTGGAAGTTTATTAAAACAAGCTGCAACAGTAGTAGGCAAAGCTATTAAAGCTACTAAAAAAAAGAAAGATAAAGTTGGTGGCTCAGTAAAAAAACAATTCAAAAAAGAAGCAGATTTCATTGACAAAAAAATAGTACAACCAGCAAAAGATAGAGTAGCATCTCTTAAATCAAAAGCACAACCACAATTTATTAAAGGTATGCAAAACCCAAAAGCTATGTATGCTGGAACAAAAGCTAAAGCATCTGAAATTGCTGACGCAGCTATGAACACACAAGCATTCACTAAAGGAGCTAAAGCAATTCAAGCTGGAACAACAAAAGCTAAAGCTGGTTTAGGGAAAGCACAAGGTATTGCTGGAGGATTAGCAGATGATACAATGGCAGCAATTAAAGCAAATCCTACAAAAGCTATGGGTGTTGGAGCAGCAGCTTTATTAGCTCCTTCATTACTTAAAGCTACTATGCAAACACAACAAATGTATACATATGAAAAAAATCCAGATGGAAGTTTTAATTTAAAATTTAAAGATGGTAATGTTACTACAATGAAAAAATATATGTATTCTCCACAACAAGTAGATGATATTAGAACAAGATTAGCTATATTAGA